CTCTTGGGCTTGTATCTGATACACTTATTGCCATAATGACCTACTTTCCTTAATGTTTATTCTATTGCAACGCACTTATTAATCTCCTATTAAAACATTATCTAAAACAAAATCTTCTGCTTTGTTAACTATTGGTTTTGTATAGGGTAAATTCATAAAAGGTAGATTAGATTTTATTAATCTTAATTTATCTGCTTGTGTATTATCTTCATTAAATAACAAATCTATTGCAGATATAGGTAGGTGCATTGGAGTTCCTCCTAATCTAAATATTCCCTCAGTAGGATTGGTGTCAAATTCTGGGTCCAATCCCATAGCTGTTCTAATTGAAATAGGATTATTGTGATTTATGTTTGCTGGTAAAAATGGACTTAATGTTTCTATCCAATCATTTGCGTTAAACGCCCATGATACAACTCCAGTATATTCAGCTGCTTTTAATAATTGTTCTTCTAAGGGTAATTCAGCTAGGTATGGATTTTTTAAAGTTTGTGACATCCAAGCTAATATTATTGCTGCTGTTCCACCAGCTATTCTTGCTGTGTGTCTACCTTGAGCATAAGCTCCTAATATTTTTTGTGATGCTCCTACGCCAAAGTTATAAAACTGGAACATCATAGATATTAATGGTCTATATAATCTAGCAGCATTAGATATTTCAGCTTTATTATCAAAAAATTCTTTTTGTGCTTTTTCTATTAGTTCAGGATTTCTTGATTTGTATGCTTTTTGTAGGTTAGCTGTTAATAAATCAGCTTTTTGTTCAGCAAGTAATCTTTGTTTAATTCCATATTTTGTATGTGGTAGTCCTCTCCATATTCCTTTCATCCAGCCTGGTATTTGTGCCATCTGTGGGGTCATAACTACTGTGTTTGTTTCGGCCCATACTGCTGTACCAAATTTATCAGCAAGTTCTCTGCCTCTTTTTCCTCTCCATGCGTCAGCATTAATATCGATGTAGCCTTTACCATCACCTTTAAGTTCTTTGTAAACAACTCCAGAGCCAGGTCTTTGTAGTCCTATATCTAATATATCTCTTTTTGAAAAACCATACATACTTAATATATCGTATTCTTTTTGTCTGTGAGCTGGAATACTGTATACTGGTCTTTTGTTAGCTCCTACATAAGTAACTTTCATATCTTTAGCTACTTTTTGCATCCTTGTTATGAATGATTGCATTGACATTTGACCAGCAAAAGTTTTTAAACCTACAGTTAAAGGAGCTAAACCACTATATTTATGTATTTCGTTTGCTCCTCTATCAAGTAAACTACTTATTCTTCCACCAGTAGGAAAAACACCATCATCTTCTATTAATCTTGCTCCAACACTTGACATAGAGTATTCACTAATAATACCCCATTGTTTTAATAGTTGTTTATTCTTTGCTATTAGCTCTCTTGCTTCTTTTGTTTGGTCTAAAAGTTGATTCATTTGTTTAAATACTGGTCTAAATCCTTGAGAAGCTAATATGTTAGACATATCTGTTAAACTGTTGATACCAAAAAAACCTCCTAAATTTATAGCAGCAACATTCTTTAAATTTCTTGCTGTTTTTGCATCCCATTTATTTCCAGCATCAGGATGTATTAATGTTCCTAATAATTGGTCACGCATATCTTCTATGTTTTGTATTTGTAATGTTCTTTGAAATTCTAATTTATCTATTTCATCTTGGTTTTTTGCTCTTATTATAGCATCGTCATATATTTCATTAACTCTGCTTAATTCTTTTGCCATAGATATATCACCATACTTATTAGCCAGTTCTATTCTTGGTGCAATTCTTCTGTAATATGTTTTAAAAACAATTTCTGGATCAGTTATAGCTATTTTTTTTAATACATGTATTGGTAAGTTTAATGATCTTTCCATTAAAAATCCTGATCCTTTTCTTACAGTACCAGATGTATTTTGAAAATTACCGCTACCCTCTTTAAGCATGTTTTCTACAGTTTTTTTTGCTCTTTCTAATGCTTCTTCTCTTGATCCACTAAATGTTTTTGCTATTTCATTTGTAACCCATTCTCTATTTCTTCTTATAATATTTGTATCATATATAATAGGAACATAGTCAGATTGAAATTTAGGTTCAATGTTAGGTTTGTAATTTGTTAAGTTATCTTCTTCTTGCTTAAGAAGAATCTTTGTACCCTCTAATTCTTTTGTTAATCTTTGTATAACTTTAGCTCTACCTTGTTTATTACCTTTACCACTTTTTACACTTTTAAGAGTTTTTTCTAATTTAACTGCTCTGTCTTTTAAATCGCCAATAGTTTTTCTTAGTGTAGAGCTATAGTCGTCATTTAATAATCCGACTCTAATTAAATCTGCTTTAAAGTCATCATAAACAGAACCATATATTTTTGCATTTTTCTGTACTGAGTCATAAATTCTTTGTAGCTCATCACGGTTTGAAGTATTTATTAAGTCTTGATGTCGATTAAGGAATTCTTCTAGGTTTCTTGATTTATATCCTCTTTCAAAAAATATTAAACTTTGTAAATTTCTATAGCTTACAGGAAGTTTCTTTTTTCTTTTCCTTTTAAACATATCTCCAAATCTTGCTCTTTGTATATTAAAATCCAAATCACCAGGACTTAATCCCAATGGTAGTCCGTCTATTTTAAAACCCTCTGGAATATTATTAACTTCTAAAAAGACATCGTTAATAGCTTTCTTAACTGTATGTATTTTACCAGCATGATTTTTTTGGTACAAAGTATTAACAGATGGAGGAGCTGCATCATCTGTTCTTGTTAAAAGATAACTGTTATCACCAGCTAAAGAAACAACAATATCAAGAATTTCATTACCCTCTTTTTTAGTTATTCTATTTGAATTAACTAGCACATTAACTAAATCATAAGATTCATCTAACCAACTGCTTTCTAACCCCATTGGGTATTTAAACACATTTCTTATATACTTATATCCACCACTATCATCTATTGTTTTTAATACATCATCTTGCCAGTCAGTATCAATAGACTTGTTTATGTTATCAAAATCTACATCTTGTAGTCTTTGTTTTGATCCTAACATGTACATTTCATTTCTTGGTAAATCTATTAATGAGTTAATTTCATCCCATGAATTATCAAGAATATCATCAACATCTTTTGCTCTTAGTTTACTGCTGTATCTTCCTATTAAACTTCCTATAGTTCCACCAAATAACATACCTCCTGTAAGTGTGTATCTTAATTCATCTAATTGTGATGTAGGATCAAGTTTTATTCTTGCAGCTTCCCACGGCAAAATCAATCCTGTTGATCTTGTTCCAGCAATAAAAAAATTTCTTGTCATACTGTTAAGACTGTGTACTCCTCTAACAGGATTAAGAAGCATAAGTGGGTCCTGTAATAATGATGTTGACCACAAGAAAAGATTATAACCAAATCCATAATCTCCCATTCTTTCTTTAGCAGTTATGTTTTCATATATATTTTCTTGTATAATATTCAGTTCTTGTTCATTTCTGGCTTCACTAATTTGATTCACATACCTACCATTTTGATGATACAATAATCTTTTGTCACCTATTTCTCTCCAATGTTCATTTTCTACAAACTCTGTATCTACTCCAAACTCTCTAACAGCTTGATCTCTATCAATTAATGTTCCAACTTCTGATAAAGGTAGTGTTGACCAGAATGATCCTAGATCATCCCAAATATCTTTTATGTCGTGAATAGCAGTTTGAATTGGGCCTTGTTCTTCATACTCGTTTATGTTTTCTGGCATATTTTCTGGAGTTATAACTTCTTCTCTTGGAGCAAAAATATCTCTTTGTATACCACCTACTCTATTATTTTCATCTATTAATGGCATTAAAATTCCAACTGTGTACTAAAACTAAACGGATCAATTAGTTCTCTTATAGACTGCTCTTGTTGTTTACCTTTTATTAGGTTTTCCCTCATGCGTTCTTTTAGTTCTTCCTCTGATAAACCTATATCGCCCTTGTCGTACCATAGTATATTTTTTCTTGTACCATCATCTGCTGTTCTATACGCTGGTATTGAAACTCCACTTGAATCTTCTATATACACTTTAAAAGCTCTAACAGGATGTTGTTCACCATTATGCTCTACTAGAGTTTCACTAACATACTCTAGCTGCAAATCATCTTTATCAAAAATTATAGTGTTTTCTATAGAAGCTACTATTTTGTCTGCGCTTTTGCTAAGTATTGTTTCTTGATCTCCTGGTTTTTCGTTTAATGTTTCTAATGTTACTGGCATCCTTTCTTTTAAAACAAACTTATTTCTGCTATTTGGATCATATTGAAATTTATTGCTGAACTTTTGAATAGCTCTTACTGTATATTTTTTTATATCATTGTAGTTTATAGCCTCTTGGTTATCACCTAAATCATTATCTAATTGCATGCTAACCATTTTTACAATTTCGCTTTTTATAAATTCAGCAAAAACTGGATTGCCAGTAGAAAGTAGTTGAGAAAATCTTCCTACTTGATCTTTATCTACATTACCAAATAAACTTACATCCATATTTAATTTTCTTGCTATTACTTCTGTATCTTCTTTTTCAAGTGTATTTATTCCGTCTGCAAGAACATCAGTAAATGATCTTTCATCACCAACTCCAAATCTATCATTACTAGAGCCACCAAGTAATGATTGTAAATTTACTGCAAAATCAGCACCACCACCTCGACTTGCTCCAAGTACTTCTAAAGAGCTTATGTCTATTGGGTGTTGTTCTCCGCTAAGAAATTTTCTTACTGCCTCGTATGTATTAGCACCTGGCAAAGTTTGTAATTGTGGATCAATTCTGTAATGATCTAATAGAGCTTCTAGCATTTTAGCATTTTCACTATTACCAAAATTAATTTGTGAATCATTTTGTAGCTCTATCATGTCAAATCTTTGTAATACACTCATTGTCATTTGACCATCAACATCATTCATAAGCGCATTAATAATTGCGTCAGAACCTTTATTCCCTACAATGTTTGATCGAAGTGCTGTTGTTGAGAAAAAATCTATAATAGCTGCATCTTTTTCCTTTGGTGTTCCTCCAAAATTTTCTCCTACAAGTATTTCTTCAATAACTGTTTCTGATACTTTTTCTATTGAGCTTATTTGAATATCAGAATATGACGCATTACCATTACCATCACTAAGGTAATTAACTCCTACAAGCTGTGTTTTTTTTGTAGCTACAAACTTTTCTAGCGCAGTTTTTAATTCGTTATGTACTTGTTGTGTTATGCCATAATCATCTAAATCATTTAAAGAAATATTTTTCTTTCCAACTTTTACTTCACCTACAGAATTATTTATCAAACCAATCCATGATTTTACATAATCTAGTCCTAGCCCACCCTCTTTAAATGCTTCTTTAATTATACCAGAGTATACTATTTGTATGTTATCTGATGTTACTTTGTTTGGTTGGTATTTTACTTCAAGGCTATCAGCTAAATCTTTTCTATCGCTTTCATATTTTTTATTAAACTCAAGCAAACTAATTAGCCCACCGTTTTCTAATTCAGTTTGAGCATCGTTCATATAAGATGCTGTATGATTATTCCATTCTATTACTTGCGATTTTTTCTTTACACTTACCTCATGTCTTTGTCTTAAACTATTTACATGATTTATCATTTTGTTTTTGATTTGTGTATCTATAGAATTTTTTACTTTTTGATTTGTTATGGAATCATATTCTTCATCTTTAACTGCCAGTCTTATAAGATCGTACTCAGCATCAACATTAAACTTTCTTAAGTTATTTCCAAAATCTTCAGTACCAATCAACCCTATGTTAAAGGCTTTTGGTAAATATTTTGAAGCAACATTAGACCAATATTTTGTAGCTATATTGTTTGCTTGAACATCTAATTTTTCATTGTAACCTTTTGTTTGCCATTTATTAATTAATATAGCTAGCTCTTTTGGATCGGTAATTGTATTTGATATTGTTTCTACACTTGATATTTCATCTCTATTTATCATACCCTCTACATTATAATATTCTACAGATCGCCCACCTCCGCTACTTTTATTTGCATCTGTTATTGCTTGTGTCATTACATCTCCAACACCAGATATAGCTTGACCAACTTGCTTTGCTGATTCTAAACCTATGTAACTTTTACCTACTGATATATTGCCGATAGATGTTACTGTTCTTTTATTTTTTATTGTAGCCATTATGCGTTCTTATACTTTGCGTACCCTCCAGCTAATGTTCCACCAGCTTGTATTAGTGATGCTCTTTGTTGCATTTTTCCACCTTGTAATACACCTATTCTTGTTCTTCTTAATGAATCAAGTTCAAGTAAAGATTTAGTTTTTGCTAATTGTACATCTTTGCTTAAGTTTTTTTGGTTATCTTCTAATGCAGCAAGATCAGATTCTCCTCCTTGCATCATAGTTAGATTAGCTTGAGTAATTTCATTGTTTGCTCTTACTATTTCATTTTCTTCTGCTATTGCATTTAAGATTTGATTTTGTTCTTGCACTCTTAATTCTTCAGCTTGTGCTTTAGCTGATGCTTTTGCAGCTTGACCAGCATAAATTTGTCCATAGGCAGATACACCAGCAGCAAATAAAAACCATAAAGGATTAGCCATTATACTGTTACCTCACTTACTAATTGCATTACTCCACATGATGCTGGTAATGTTTGTGTTATTTGAATTGTTGGGTCCTGAGAATAACCTAACAATCTAAAATCCTGTTTGCCATCTACTCTAGCTGGGTCCTGTTGTATAAGGCCAGATGCAGTAGTCCTATTAAATAATGTTCTACCATTAACAGACATTGACAATGCTCCCTCAGTTTCTACTTTCACTCTTGTTATTCTCCTCATGTTGCCAGTTAATTCACTGCCTGGATATTGAAAATCTACTGGCATAGTTTCCAAGTTCATAAAATATGAATATCCTATATATGCCCTATCTTGATGAATAACTCCATCAATAACTTCATATTTTAGATTTAATAAACTTGCATCTAATGTTCCTGTTCCTGATACAGTTTGAGTTCCTCTGTAACTACCATCATCTTTTATTATATGAACAGTTTTGTTATGAAAATTAGATGGTATATTAGATATAGTTTGGTCACTTGCTACTTGCACAGCTACAGCACCATCTAAATGACATTCATTTGTAGAGTCTATTTCATCAAAGTTTGTAAACTTCTCTAAAGAGATAACTCCATTTCTATCTGTAACCCAAAATATATTCTCATTAACAGAACACATGGACATAACTTTATCTAAATGACCATCGGTACTAGGTGTTTGTCCATCGGCATCCCATAGTACCCATCCAAGTATAGATTCAGATAGAACAGAATGTAATACAGCTACAGTACCATCTGTGTTTACAAAGAAAATATATTCCTCAGGTCTGGTATCAGAACCACCGAAGCTACATATATCGATAGGAGCATTAATAAGATGGCTAGACCGTATGGAAACATCTCTTGGTGCAAAAGCTCCAGCAGATACTCTTTCCAAATCTCTAACAGTTCTACCATTCCTTTGTACATAAAAAGTGTTACCATTACATATATGAGGATTAGTTCGTGTTGATCCATAGCCTGTCATCCTTTCGATTTGAATATTCGTTGGAGTGAGAGGAGTACCAGCATCTTGTATAACAAGAAACTCTCCACCACTTGTAAGTATTTCTAATCCTTTGTTTGACACAATATGATATATTTCGTTTAATTGATTTGATGCTACAATAGTTTGGACGCTATCATTGTCCGCAGCAGTACCCACATCAAAGTTATAGTAATCTCCTGACTGTGAACCGAATAAAGCATCTGGTTGATTTGTTGTTCCACCAAACCATAATCTATTTTGATGGAATGTTATTGCTCTTGGATAACCATTTCTTGAACAGAATGATTGTTCTTTCCATTCTCTTGATGGCGGTAGATTAGCTCCAGTAATCTTAACTCCAGCTCCTCCAAAATCTCTGGACCCATTACCATTGGGATCAACATTAGCTGATGTTCCTGTATATCCAGTTACTTCATGTGATGAATTGTATACTGCCCATGCAGATATAGCATTAGTACCTACACTAAATCCTGTTGCTACATTATAAGTACTGCCACTAGGTAAGAAGAATCCAAAGTTACCAACACCTTGTGATATGTTTATTGTTGTATCTGATCCAATCATAAAGTGATCGTCATCAATAACCCTTTGTATTTGGAAATCACCATTAAGTCCTGATCTTTGTATAAGACCTGGCTCTCCAGCAAATCCAGTTAAAGACAATGTATCACCAGCTTTAAAGCCATGATTAACTAATGTAACCTCTACTGTATTTTCTCCAGCAGTAGACCTAAATGGATTTAATGGTAGCTCTATTTCAAGTCTGTCTTTTACAATACCATTAGCTTGTGTACCATCTACTACTGTATGTATCTCTATTTCCTTACCATGCCATAGTATTGACTCCTTGTTAGTAGCCATGCTACTTGTAAAAAAAGAATCACTAGCAAGTAAACTAATGTCACCAACATTGGAGCTAGGTTTAATGGTAACATCACTACTTGCTAGCTTTGAGTAGGGTTGATAGATTTCATATAAGTCTACTGTTCCACCATTACCAGTATATGTAAATTGTGTCACATTAGATGATTTCTTAAACTCTAATTTCTTTGCTCTAAAGTTTACATTAAAAGGCGTATTAGCAGTATCTTCGTATCTTTCTATAATAATAGGATTAAATGATTCATGGGTAAAAATAAATGTGTCGGCTTGTTGGGCGTATGTAAACTCATGTATATTGTCTGCGGTAATGGGTATAGTTGGAGTTGTTGATCCATCTGTGTAATTGTTAATAGTTGCTACAATAGTTTGACTTGTTACATCATACACAACAATCTTACCTATTTGAAATAAGAAAAGATATTCTTGTGTTTCATTAAATACAAATGGTTCTACTCTAGCATGAGTAGTAGTACCAGTTAGTTCATCCCAATATAAAGTACCTGGCCTCCTAAATACTGATCCTTGTGATGTTATTAAAGCATTTCTAAGTTTCTTACATCCAGCAGAATAAGCTGGAATGTCTGTCCTTGCTTTCATACGAGGATCCAATTCGCCTACAGTAAAATCTGTTTGTACAAATTTTATCTTTTTAGCCATTAGAATCTCCTAGCAAGTGTCCGTGAGTTACCTCTAAACTTAGCAAATCTATCCATTCTTAATCTCTCAGATGTAGTTTGTTGTGCGTCTACATTCCTTGCTAATAGATATTGTCTTTGTGCTTTTTCTTCAAAGAGTGCTGATTTGTTTTCATCTTCTGCTATTGCTCCAGCAAAGACAGATGCTAAATGAAATTGTAATGCTGTAATAAAGTATGGTGGAAATGTACTTGTGTCTGGTCTGTATGTATATTCAGCTATAACTTTGTCATTAACACCAGCATTACAGAATAACTTCTCTGTAAATATTTCGTATTGTATTGGGTTACCATTAACAGTAACACCATGTATCATAATTGATTCTTGTGGTATTTGATAAGCAGCATCATACCTATCATCATCTATTGGAGTTTCTGTTAACCTTGATAACTGTGTTATGTTTGAGGCAAACCTCCATCGTGTCTGTGTGAGAGCTGTTCTTACAATATCTTCATACAGATTCTGTGCTACTTGGGATTCAGTTGTTGTTCCAGAAAACGACGAAATCGGTGATGCACCGATTAGAACTAATCCTCTTGAGGCTATGTCTATGTCACTCCCTGAGGGAGTTGATGTTGTTGTTGTCATGTAATTTTAGGGGTAGCTGCGAACGCTCACTACCCCTATCCTTTTTGGTTAAGCTAACGCAGTAGTTGTTACGGTTGCATTGCCAGTAGTTGATGAAACTGTAATTACATCAACAGCAGCAGTACCTCCAGTAGCTGAAACAACAAGAATAATATCAAATTGTTTCAAATTGTTAGTAACATCATTAAAATAACCAGAGCCAGTTATAGTGCCAATCGCATCAGCTGATTTGTAATACCAAATAGCTGGTGAAGCACCACCGACTTTTTTCAATTCTGAGTCTGATAAAGCCATGTTTTACTCCTATACTGATTCGTCTATAACGACTTCCCATATACCATTAGAATCAACAGCGATTGATCCCATTGACATATAAGAGGTTACAAGGTTACTAACTTTTTCTGGAATGTAGTTTACTTCCGTTCTAACATCCGATCCTGTAGCAGTACCAATAGCTGATTTGTGGTAAGCAAAACATTTTCTATCATTAGTTGAGATAGGTAATGCAGAGTGCATAAAGAATGTAAAGCCTAACCAGTTTTTAGCTGTGACACCACTTGGGAAAGGTAAACCGCCAGCGCCAATGTAGTCTGTGTTAACAAACTCATCGATACCTAGTAGGTCAGCCCATCCCTCTGGAGATACGATAAAGTATCTGTTTCCATCATCAGGGATGTCAGCTTCGTTCATGGCTACAAAAGTAGATAATACTTTAGCTTTTGTAAGACCAGCTGAACCAGCTGCAATAGTTGAACCGTTACCAGCGTCAAGAGCTGAAATGATAAGGTCATCAGTCTTTCTTCCTAATGCGTTTGCAGCATTAGTAGCGACTACTTGTCTTTCATCAATGTTTGTCTTGAGTAGGTCTAGTGTATCAATGTAGTCAGCTGCATAGTAATCAGACAATGTGACATCGACATTAGTATGTACGAGGTCCATGCTTGTTACTTCTGCATGTCTTGACTTAGTGACTGCCTCACCTTTGCCGACTTTTTGGAATCGAGCTGTTGAGCCAGTTACATTGTTCACTTGGCGAGTTGTGTTTCTGAGTTTAGAACCAGCTCTTTGATAAGCAAGGTGGACTTCACTCTCGAACTGCGTAATAAACGCTTGATCTATAGTTAATGCCATAGATACTCTCCTTTAGTTAGAGTTAATAAAATACCTCCTGTTATCCTAGAGTATTGGTTCCAATTATCCTAAGGAATAGGGTTGGTCATCTACCTTTGGGCAGTTAACCTTAATTAATTATTTCTTCATTGTTCACGCAACGCACAAAATACATACGGTTGTCATCTTCTAGGTCTATAATATCGAACTTATGGTAGAGTAAAAACTTCTTTAATCCCTTTCTTCTTGAATCTGCTATGTTAAATATCAAATCAAAGTGTGTATTAAAGACTTCTACCCATGCTTTTGACTCTCTTAAGAATATAAACTTTTCTTTTTTACTTATGTTATTAGACATTAAAAGCCATATTCTACCAGCATTTTTGTACATCTTGTTGTTAACAGGGGGTGTATCTCTAAAGATTCCCCACATCATCATAGGTCCATGCTTGTTTACAGCTACCCATGATATGTCTTGTTGGTGTACATCTAATGCTTGAATACATGCTTCCATTGGTGTGCATCCAAGCAATTCACATTCTGCAATATCTTCATCTGTTAGATTACCAGCTAACGCTGTGACTAAGTTTAGGTCAGGTTTGAATATACTAATTGCCACCTAATTTCTGAAACCCATCATTCACTTCTTGAACGAATTGTTCATCTCGCCTATTCTGATCCCAGTATCTTGGATCGTTCATCTTAGCTCTTAGATCATCTATAGTTAATTGGCCTGTGCCTTTATCTACTCCATCAGCAGTATTAACACTAGCTACTCCCATACCCATAACTCTTTCAAGAAAACGAATACCATTAGCAGTTTGTCCAAGCTGAACAACAATATCTAATTCTTCATTCTGAAAATTCTTAGATGCCCAATTTGTTACGCTATCTATTCTTGCATCAGCATTATCGCCTAGCTTTTTCTTTTCAGAATCTAAGTCTTGTTCGACAACAGTAGATTCAGCAAATTGTTTTATACCCTCATGGAATTGTTCATCATTAAATCCCTGTTCAAATGCTGTCTTTTTCCACCAGTCCAACATAGGATTAGCAAGTATATCTTCTTGTGTGAATCCCTCTATCTCTGGAATTGTATAAGCATTTTCATCTGCTGGTCTATTTTTCATTTGTTCTGCTTTAAGTTCACCTATCAGTTCTTCTTTAAAGTCATCTTTTCTTTTACCAATCATACCCTCTAATTCTGTATATGATTTAGCTAAAGCTACATCATCGAGCTTTCCATCTTTCCAAAATTTTTCTGGTACATGTTCAGGTCTGGTTGGAGTCTGGCTTTCGGTTGGTGCAGATTGGGTGGGAGGGAGATCGCCAGACTCCGTTGTTTCTTCTACTGCTTGTGGCTCTACTAAAGATTCATCATTCATTTGTTTGCTCCTTTGTTGCTTGATGTTGTCTTATTCTTGTTTCAATAACGCCAACTAAAAACCTCTGGCCCTCTAAATGAAACAAAGCATCAGCTTTTATTTCTGGTCCAGCTACTCTTTCTGTTGTTATTGATTTTAAATATTTAAGTGTTTCAATCCCATGTGGTGTTCCGAAAGTAGTAGCCAATAAATCATTTAACAAATCATTATCTTTTTTACTTGTTTCATACCCATCAGGACCCAATATCTTCTGTTGTTTCGGCATTTGGTATAGCTCCCATTTGTTGTGCCTGTTGTAAAACTTGCTGTCTATCAGCATCAGTCATTAACAAATCCTCTGGCACGGAGAATTTTTTAGCTAAGAATTTAGCAACCTCATCACCTTTAACTAACATAGGTAACATCTGTGGTCCAAACCTAGCCATGACCAATTCTAAAAATCTATCTACTGATGCAATATCTGTTTGCATCTGTGCTTGTGCTAATGGAGAGATACTTACTACTTTAATTTCTCTACCATTAATCTGTGGTACTTCTATTCTACCCTGTTTCTTAAGTATGTGTATAACTCTGCGTAAGATTGGAGTGACCAACTCTGCTTGTAATCTTCCAAAGGCTGATCCAATTCTTCTTGAAAGGTCTGCCATTCTTTCTGCAATCTCTGTTGCAGAGGCTGGGGTTTTGTTTGGATCACCAAGCATATCATTGTATAAAGCTCTTTTGATATTGCTACGCATATCCGATAGGATAATATCAGATATTCTAAAATCACCAGCATTTTGTATTGGTTGGAGTCCTGACGAGCCTGGAGCTTTTGGTATGACTGTGCCTGGCAATAACTGTATTGTATCTGTATTAACAATACCATCATCTTCAAGTTGATATATACCTGATATAGCCATCTGCGCATTTTCTAATATCATCTCCACAGTTAAGTTAGTAGTCTTGATTGCTGCCATAGCGTTCATCAATGGTCCACGACCATATACTTCTCCAGCACATTTACCCCAACGGAAACAAATGTATGGATTAGAACCATTACCATCCATTTCTCTATGGACTATCTTGCGCTTTTCTTCTTTTACTATAACACAGAAATGATATTTCTCATCAGGTAAAACAGAATAATCTCTGTATACTGTTTCTACTATTGTAACTTTTCTATCAGGGTTTCTTTCGATATTCATTTTCATATCTTCTGATACATCAGCATCAGGATATGCAATAGGTATATCTCTATATCGTATTAATCTTTTCCGATATATCGTGTCAATATCGTCTTGAGGTCCTGTGTCCAAGCAGATATGAGGGAGCGGAATTGCTGTAAAGTTGACAGGGTTAATTGCGTCACCTTCTTCCACAAGTAAGCAACCTGTTCCAACAGCCAAGTCCAAGAAGCTTTCATGTACTTCTTGATTAAAGTTGGAATTTTGCAGAACTTCAAATACATATTCTGTAACATCATCGAGAGCTTTGTTAACATCTAATCTTTCCTCCTCAGGAACTTCTTGTCCTCCTACTAAGTCAGCCCATCTGGCAAAGTTGGGAACAATTCCAGCTTGTAGTCTTGAAGCAAATTCTTGTACTCCTACTACAGCTGTTTCATCAAAAATTTTGTCATGTCTATTTGCACCTTGAGATTCTTGAAAGAAACTTTCTCTCTGTGGTAGCGCATATTCATAACATTCTTCAAAGGTAGGAGTCCATAATTGTTTAGTAGCCTCCGCTTTACTATACCTTTCAAGTATTTTCTTTACATCATCTTCCATCGTCTATGAGCCTAGAGGATAACCTCTACCTCCGCTCAACCCAGTAATAAGTGATCGTCTACCGAATCCAGATTGCAGTAATCTTTCCGCTTCCGTTGCCTCAGTCTTAAGTCTAGTACGCTCGTCTAGTTCGCTTTTTAGTTGAGCTGCTCTTGCTGCTTTTGCGTCTTGACTTTCCTTTGGCGGTTTTGGTGTTTTTAAGCACATATTTTTTCATCCTTTATGCATTGGTAGTAACAATTAGAAATTGAGCAACGCACATTACTTTTTCATCCAGAAGTTTAACAGCAATACTAGGAGTGCTGCAATACCAAATATATCAAAATAAGTGAGTGTCATTAGAATTTACTCCAGAAACTTTTTTCTTTTTTTCTAGGTCTTTTCTTATCAAATGGATTAAAGGATGCCTTTACTTGAAAAGCATCCCTTAATGCGTTCCCATGTGTTATCCCTCTGCCCTCACCAGAACCTAGCATCAGGTATTGTAAGGCATCATGCACATGGGAGAATCTGTTTTTGTTTGGTGTTTCTTGGTATCTTTCCTGTCCTGTTACTTGTAATCTTCTATAGTGATAGCCACCATCAAACCCAGCTATAAGTTCTTTACATCTTTTATCTATGATTACTCCAGACTGGCCCTCAAGCATACGAGTTAGTCCAGCATTTACAGACTCTAACCTTAGACTTACATCATTACTAGGTGCTGGATAGACTTGTACTCCAGCTCCTCTCATTATCTGGAATGGTGTACTCTCATCAGTCTGCGCTCTAAAGTCACCAGCTGGATCACCCCACATTTGTAGGTCACAACCCTGATAATTCTGTGCAATTTCTTGTCGCATTAGCTCTGCAAATCG